CTCGATGACCAAGACCGTGTCGAGAAGATATTGGGAAAAGAATACGCCACAATCCTTCTGAGCGAATGTTCGCAGATACCCTACGCGTCTGCTCTTGTCGCGCTGACTCGTCTGGCGCAGGTCGTCGAGGGTCTGAGCCAGGCGGCGTATTACGATCTCAACCCGACCAACAAGGGCCATTGGACCAATTTGCTGTTCGGCGACAACCGCGATCCAATTTCGCGGCAGCCGCTTGCTGACCCGGAAGATTACGCGAGGATGTTCCTCAATCCGGGCGATAACGCCGCCAACCTTACCGAGGCGTATCTCAAAAGCTTGGAGAACCTGCCCGAGCGCCATCGCAAACGGTTCTTTGAGGGCGTCTATATCGATAATCTCGACGGCGCGTTGTTCAGCTACGAGGTCATCGCGCGCGGGCGGGTGGCGGAGTTTGCGCTAAGGCGCTGCTTACGGATCGTCGTGGCGGTCGACCCTTCCGGCGCCGCCAGCCGGGACGACGAGCGGGCTGACGAGATCGGCATTGTCGTTGCGGCCAGGGGCGACGACGGTCATGCCTACGTGCTGGCGGATCGTTCGCTGCGCGATGCGCCGGCGGTTTGGGGACGCGTCGCCGTGCGGGCCTACCATGAGTTCAGGGCGGATCAGATCATCGCCGAGGAAAATTTCGGCGGCGAGATGGTGCGCTTCGTTATTCGCGCGGCTGATCCCGACGCGCCGGTACACGTCATTTCGGCTTCGCGCGGAAAAGTCCAGCGTGCCGAGCCGGTCTCGACACTTTATGAACGTGGTCTTGTGCATCACGTCGGGCGCTTCGCGGTGCTCGAGGACCAGCTCTGCGCGTTCACGACCCAGGGTTATCGCGGTGAGGGCAGTCCCGATCGCGCAGACGCGTTGGTCTGGGCGCTGACGGATTTGATGTTGGGGCAAGCCGATGGCTGGGGAGTCTTCGAGTATTATCGTCGAGAAGCGACGGCAACCAAGGCGGATCAGCAGTCAATGACAGCGGCGCCGGCGAATACCATCAAGTTGAAGGCGCCGGATGGGGTTTCAACCGTTCACGGGTTGTCCGGGCAATGTTATCTCGTCGACGCCGCGGGTATCGTCGAACTCGCGGAAGATGATGCGAAACCGCTGCTCGATCACGGCTTCAAGCGTGTTGAAGCCCAAGATGTGAACGGATGAGAATTGCCTTAACATCCGATGGCAAATCGATGGAGCCGCGTACAATGGAAAGCGCGTCGGCCAATCAGCGAATACAAGAGGAAATACGATGAAGAGCCTCCTTATCGCGGCGATTGCATTTTTTGTGCTGGCGGCTCCGTCAATTGCGCCCGCGCAAGCGACATATCCGGACTCTCACAATTCGAAAGTCGAGATCCCCTCTGTCGTCCAAAAATGCCTAAATGCCGCCGGCCAGGCAGTACCGATTTCAAGCGGCCAATGCGCCAATCCGGCGCAGATGTTATCCTACGCACCATCGACGTTGCCGACATCGAGCGTCACCCGGCCGGCCAACACCACGACATACACGGCGAATACCGGCTGGTGTCACGCGACCAGCTCATGTTCGTCGGTGTTTACTTTCGCCAACGCCTGCCGCGCCAATGGCGGCGAGATCGTGATCTCCGGGATCGACATCTGGTCCAGCAATAATCCAACCGTTAAGCTTGCCGGGGTGCTGTACGTCTTTAACGCGACGCCGGGCACAATCATCGCCGACGACGCCACCTTTCAGATCGCCGCGTCGGACTTCGGCAATCTGACCGGATCGTTCAACGGCATCGCGTTCACGCTCGGTAACCAGCAGGCGTCCGGCGCGGCAAACAGCGGTATGTCGTTAGCCGCCAACATGCCAGGGCGCTGCGCCTCCGGTTCGACGACGCTCTATGGCATGGTCGAGGTGACCAATGCTTATTTGCCGGCGAGTGGCGAAATTCTCGACATCAATCTGCACACCGTCGGCGTGAACTGATGATGTTGCGCACAACCATCGTTACGTTTGTCGCGCTCCTTACGGCTACGCCGTCGACGCTGGCATGGCAAGCTGGCACGCCGCTTTCGCTGCTCCAGCCGCCGGCTTTTGTCGGCAACGTCAACGGTGTGCGGATCGCAGGTCTGCCGCTGCCGACCGCCGACATTAACTGCACGACGCGGCAGGCCTATCAGAACGGTCTCTGGGGCGACCCGGCGAACTTCATCAACATGGCGCGGCCGCTTGCCGCCTACGCCGTCGACAATTCCGGGAATTGGAGCGCGGCGGCGGCAAGCGTATCAGGCGTCGGCGGCGGCGCGCTGCGCGAGAACAATCTGGGCTGTCTGAGCGAGGTTGCGAGCGAGAATTATGTCCCGAACAGCAGCGGTTCCGGCGCCGCTGGCGGCTCGCCGGGGATAATGCCGACAGGATGGACGAGTTCGCCCTCGTCCGGCGTCTCCGTCAGTGTGTCGTCAGTCCAGGCAATCAACGGCATTGAGACCGTTACCTTCACTATTTCCGGTACGGTCGCTTCTGGTGGTGGCTCGACCTACGTTTTCATGGGGCCGTCGGCAACGACCGTGCCGGTGAGCAGCGGCCAGCAATGGACCATTAGCGTGTGGCTGGCGGCGAGCGGGTGTTCATCACTCAACCAGTTTTATTTGCTAGCCACATACAACGTCAGCGGCAATATCGCGTCGTCCAATCTGCAGCCGAGCCTGACAAGCACTGTCGCGCGCTTCAATGTCGGCGGCGCGGTCGGCGGTTCAAACAGCACGCTCTCGCTGCCGTACTTCAATGCCTATTTCAACGCCGGCGCGGTCAACTGCAACATCACGGTAGCTTGGCCGCAGGAGGAGCCGCGCTCTGCGCCGTCATCGCCGATCGTCACCAGCAGTGGAGCGGTCAGCCGTCCAGCCGATGTCGGGATGCTGCTCAATCCATTGCCGTTCGGTCCGGCTTTCACGGCTTACGCATCGGGCACGCCGAACGATCCGACATCGTACGCTGCGACGCAAACGCCACTGCAGATCGACGAAGGCGACAACAATAGCAGGTGGGACATCGATCGCGGCTCGGGCAGCGGTCAAGTCGGCGTTGGCATGACGATCGCAACGACGGCGGAAAACGTTCCAAACCTCACGGGCGTTTGGAGTGCTGGAGCGTTTGGTAAGGCGATCTACGCAATTGATCCCGGCGCGCAGAGTGCGGACTGGAGTGGCGAGCCGTCAGGAGTACAGACCTATGCCGGCGTCGGCACCTTCGCCGCTTCGCGCGTCGACTTCGGGTGGGGCGCGAACGCCAACCACCAATTTGACGGTTCGGTCGCTCGGATCATGGTGTGGCCGTCGACTCAGATACCGGCGAGCATTTTGCCATCCGTCGTCGCCGGCACCGGTCCGTGAGAAAAGGCGTCGCGTAATGCGCTTATTAGCGTTGCGCTAGCGACGCCGCGAAAGATATCTGAAAAACTTAAGCGCGAGACATGCCCGTGTGGAGCGCCATTTGTATGGGTATGCAACGGCCCGCTTTTTGCGGGCCTGACCCACGCACCTTTCTCGCCCCGCTTTGATGCTCCATGCAGTCCGCCGTCCCCACCCCGGCGGACTGCGTCGCCTCCGGTGCAGCAGGGACGCGTGAAGGTGATGTGGGTCATTCGGGTCGGGATCCCTTTGCGGTCGCGCTTCAGGGATCCCGACCCACCTTTGGAGCGACGCGTAGCGTCGGCTACCGATCAAATAATATAGGATTCTGATGAGCGAGCAGGTCAAAGGTGTCGGCCAGCCGACGTTGCCGCCATCGCCGTATCAGATCCAGGTTTCCTATAGCGTCGGCAAGGCGACATCGAGCACCGGCATTGCGCGGGGCGGCGGCGCCGACTGGTTCGGCCCGCTCAATCCGCTTAATCCCATCGCGCCGCCGGATGTCGCCGGCCGCCGTTTCGACTTTCCGCCCGGCTACAACATCATCACCAGGCCGCGCGCTTACGAGCCGATCGGCTTCCACGAGCTGCGCGCCTTCGCCGACGCCTACGATCTGCTTCGCCTCGTCATCGAGACCCGCAAGGACCAGATGGAGCGCCAGCGCTGGCGCATCCGGCCGCGCGCTGGAAAGCTCAAGCGCTCCGGCGCGGTGCTTGATGCCGACACCCA